ATCGTAACACCCATAACGATTGTAATGAGGAGAATTAAGCCGTATCAAGTTGTTAGAAGTTGCAGCCCTAAAAAGCGACTTGAGTCACAACACGGAGATGTGCATTGTTAAGAAGATTTCTTAAACTCTGACTTTTCAATCAAAGATTTAGGTAGTCTTTCTCCTTTTCTTTGCAGTTGCAAAGATTCTTTTCTAGCACCATCAGCAGCCGAAGCTATGAACGCATGATGAATCTGTTTAGTTTCTAAATCACGTTTCTTAGCTTGATCTAATTTAGAAGAATCTATGTGAGTAAATAGTCTACGAGTATGCCTACGATGTTTTTTAATACCAGCATTGGCTTGGGCTGCTGAATAATCAACAGCCTCTTTATCAGTAAGCACAACCAAAGACCCTTTTACTTCTTTGAGAACAATGGGTCTGTTAATGCCTTCACGAAGTTTTTCAATGTTGCCTCTAACAGTAACCATGCTGAACTTATCCCACTCTTTATCTGGATAACAAGTATTCCAGTAATCAAGGATATGGTCTTCTGGGATGACATCACCTTTTTGAAGTGATCTCCAATCAATGCCATCTATTCTTGGATTTGGCATTAGTCAGCTATCTCCACTAATTCAGATGCAGAAAATCTACCAAATCTTGGCCTCCATGTACCTAATCCTTCAGCTTTTCCAGCCATAGTAATAATTCTATTTAGCTGAGATACACTTAATATCTCATCATCAACCATTAGCTCAAAAGTACATTTCCAATCTGGTAATAATAACCTTTGAACCCAAACACCTCTTGATGTAAATGCTGTATTTGAAAAATAGCTTTGATCTTTTGTGTACATTTCTAAAGCATCTTTTGACCCTTCATATTCAATTATTGGATCATTATAGACAACAACAGAGCGTAGAACATCTTTACCTAACTTCCATTTAGTAGCAGCGTTTCTAAGACAACGCAAAAAGTTTGCACCAGGCATATATGGATCAGAGAAACCATCGAATTCGATAGAGTTTTTAGTTTCGTTTACTTTTACTTTTCCCACGTTTTTCCAATATCCAGAGAAAACCCAATCTAATGCTCTAAGGCATAAATGATCTTCATCGTTTTTCTTTTTCTTACTAGAAAAAAATGCTTTTTGTTTTGCTCCTTCACCTAATGGATCAGAGTTTTGTACGTTTGAACAAAGTAAGCCAGCAGTGCCTTTTACTGTGACTTGATAGTTGTTTAGTGCCATAATAAAATTCCACAACGGAGTGAATGTGTAAATCCTTAACGGATATGTTTAGACCTTTTATAGTCATATCTAGGACTATGAATTAAATTTTAGAATACTTACCTTTTTCTATAAGCCAATCATATTTTTCAATAGATTTTTTACAGTTTTGACATTTTAACTCTGACCATGAAAGATGATATACCATGCCTATATTTTTGCAGTGTGGGCATTGTATCTTTGCCCCTGCATAGCGTTTACACCTTGAAAAACGTGTAATAGGTACGAATGTAGTCATGCGAAAGCCTCAAGTGGTTTGTTTTGTCTATAACTAAATCCATTATCAGGATTATCTTGCGGTAGTATTATTGCAAGGCCAGGATCTTCTTGCCTAAGAAATAAATGAACAGGTACATTACACATTTTCATTGCAATACCTAAATGTTCAAATATATCTTTAGGTATATCTGTTGCTTTGTCATAACTACCAGATCCATCTTTTGTATATATGTAAACTGATCTAGTGCCAGAAGAATCTACATTCTCTAATGTACCTAGCCGAAAATATCTCATGTAATTAGCATTAAAATGTTCTATAAATGCCTCATGAGGTCTATTATCACGTTTATCTTGTGAACCAACTATTAAAACCTGTAGACTCATTTGTTTACCTCCTTACAAGCTAGTTCTATACCTGCATTACAATCTGCAACTGTCATATCATATAGAGTTGATGATAGGGCTGTATAAAACAACCCTGTAGCAGCAAGTATCATTAGAAAATTAGACATTGTTCTATTTAGTCTCACATACATAATGATTTTCTAAGAAGTTTCTGTACCTAGTTGGTGTAGTACCTCTAATACTTTTGATTAAGTCACGATGAAAAGTAATTTTCTCAACGTCACCACGTCTTGTTTTGTAGTCAGTATCAAAGTAATTTTTTTTATAATGTACAGTTGCAAATTTAGAACCATTGAATTTAATAATTGAAGTGTATGGTGTACATACTGATTCTTGATGGCTGTCTAGTATTGTTACGTTATTACGAAAAGAACCAGAATCTCTATCGTGTATTTTTTGTAATACTGCTTTTTGATAAATGTCCATTTGGAAAACCTCTCGGTATTGTGTACACTTTTAGTATATATGTAGGGTATACCCCTGTCAAGTAATTTATTTAATTAGCCTAGCATACTGTTCAATAGTCATAACAACACGCCAATTATCTCCTTCTTTGCATCCTGGTCTTTTATTAAACCTGACCATAGTAATAGCATGATCTACTTTTGCATTTATTCTTTGCTGTTCTGCTTCTCTAGGCTTTCTTAATACTGCTTCACTTTTATCTTTCATATCCGTTACCTGTACAACAGTATTAGGTATACCAACTAAATCACCTTTATCTTTATCCTGACCTGCCCCAAATCTTCGCTCAACTACATGCCCTGTAGCTGCTGTTAAATAAATACAGGCTTCTCTTTCTGCCCTATCGCCCTTATTCTTTTGTGAGTTCATTTTTCAAGATCATATATTTTTTTCTTTAGTTCATCATATTGGACAATATATTCTTTAGTAGCAAACTCTGAATTATGGTTAAACATATATCTATCATTAAGTTCACCTAACTGCTTATACAAATCTTCTATCATTTTTAATTTTTTATCATTAAATTCTTTGCTTAATGCATCTTCTTCTTTAGGTTTTTTTGACCAATCAGTAACTAAAGTAAGTAACTCTTTTACACGCTGTAATGCATTTAAAATACGTTCTGATGTTTTCATCGCATAGCCCAAGTAAAACCTGTTTCTAATTTTATAGCTATTCCCTCTTCTCTTTCCTGTTGTTCTTTATCTTCAATCGCATTTATCATATCTTTCCTAAATTGATTTGTAGTATTACTATATTCCCACTTTTCAGGTTTGCGTTTTCTTGTTACTTTTACACCATCAATACTAAAAGTACTCATAATAATACCTTCTAAATAATACTTTTCTAATATCATCTTTTTCTCTGTTATCTGCATTTCTATTTCTTTTTTCTGTAATTGTAGTGTTTTAAGCTGTCTTAATAATTGTTCTGGTTGCGTGTTCATGGTTAAAATGTAAATTCTGTATATTCTTTTGGTTGCCAATCATCAGGTAAATGATACAGCCATTCTAAAAACATTCTTGCAGCGTTCATAACTTGTTTATCATCAAATTTTGCTAACCATTCCTCTCTTTCAATGGCTTCTAGTTCTTCTTCAAAACTCATGACATTAAAAGGTAAAAAACAATAACTTTTACATAGTATGGGGTATACCCCTGCATTATGCAAGCCTTAATTTAATTTTAGCTATTTTTCTTTAATTTACTCTTTATAGGCTTCTTTCCTTCAAACTTTGTACCTTTTTTGCCAAATAGTTTTTTTAATCTTCCTATAAGCTGTTTAAACAATGGCTTAAGAACTCTATTTAACAAAGGTGTTAATGTAGCAGCCGTTGTTGCAACTACTGTTATAGCGAATGTTGAGCTAACTGTATTTATAGAGGGTAAATACTTTTCTACTGCTGTTGTAGGTTCCCATTGTATTACACATTCTTTAGTTTCTTCTACCCATACAAAACCAGTTACTTTTTCTGTACCTTTTGCATTTAAATCACCAATTCTAGGGTTATTCTTTTTAGGATCAGGACACTCTACTTTATCTTGTTCTGGTATTTTAGGTACTTCTGGTTCTTCTACATCAGTTTCGGGTGGTTCTACGTTTGTAGGTGGTTTTGCTTCCTCTACAAGCAATATTTTTTTCTTATCATACTGCAAAGGTACATAAGAAGGGATCGGACATACAAACCTGTTTCCGCTTAGGTCATCTATAAATAACTGATTGTTTTTTGTACCATCATTTCTATAAGTAACGCATGGCATTGTAAGGGTTGGCGGTAATGTTCTTGTTATATGCTTTGTATTAGGTAAAGATTGCTCTACAGGTATATTTATTATTGGTATGCGTGGTATTGCTGAACTAGGTATTGTATCTATTTCTGGCATTAAATACTAAGTTTAGTTTTTGGTTTAGTAGGTAATGCAGGTTGTGTAAATTTAGGTAGCTCTTTATTTATTAAATTAGGCATATTACCTGTTAATTCATTCAATATTTGTTTTTTTATTTTTTCTTGTCCTTTTGGACTTGTTATGTACTTATAACCGAAGTAAACTGTAGTAATAGAGCCTAGTGTTAACACAAATGTAATACAGGCAATACTATTAATTATTTTTTGCATGATTAGAGAAATTTTAATAAAATTAGCAGCACCACTTACTTTGATGACGCTGTTTCTTTTGTGTGCTTTAATGCCTCTTTTTCTAATGGCTGGTTTGATTCGTCAGACTCTTGAGTCTCCAAAATCTGTTGCTCCAAAAGCTTCATTGCACCATTAATTTCATAAATAGCTATAGTTAGCTGTTCTCTTTGTTGTGCAAGATTTTGTAATTTTTCTTTTAGATTCATAATAGTTTAGTAAAGTTTTTTACCAGCAGTGATTGCTGCATCAATAGAAGTAAAATCTTCTGTTGTCCAGATAGATGTTGAACCATCAAGTTTCTTGTAAGCCTTAATAGTTTCTAGATGCTCTACATTTCGCTTAATTTTGTCTTTGTATTCTGCATCAGTCTCATCTGAAGTTTTAGCAATACCAATAAGTGTAACGCTATCGCCAGCAGCAGAAAAGATTGCTGCAATTTCATCTGCGGTTTTTTCTTCCATAATAAAAAATTAGGTTACTTTTAGTTTACCCTACTTCGAGGGCTGTGACTTTTGCGGATAATTCTTTTATAGCATTTACAAGGATTGGCACAAGTCGATCATAGTGCATACCATAATTACCATCATAATTTTCATTTACAAGTAACATATCGTTTTTATCATTTGCAAAACCATGTTCTTTTTCTATTTCTAACTCTTCTTGAGCTATAAAACCAAGATGTAATTTCTTTTCTTTTTTAGATCCATCTGGGATGCCATTTTGATAATTTGATCTCATATCCCATCTATAAGTAATAGGGCGTAATTTTTCTACCCAGGAAAGACCATGATTAAAATCATTTATATCAGTTTTATCTCTTATATCTGAAGTTTGTATTGTAGAAACTTTGCAAAATAAATTTGCTATACCATTATCACCTAAACAGATATTATTATCAGCTGTTGATATTGTACCCGAAGGTGAAGCACTTGACCCAGCATTATAACCTAACATTAAATTATTATCACCTGTGGTTATAGATGTCCCTGCTGTACTAACTGCGGTATTTTTAACTCCAGTTGTTACACCCCCTAAAGCATCTCTTCCAAAAGCATTATTATCATAGCCTGTTGTGTTGGCATCTAAAGATTTATAACCCACAGATGTGTTCTCTGCACCACTCGTAGTATTATTTTGTGATGCATGACCAACTGCTGTATTACTATTAGCCGTTGAGTATCTTAAAGAGTATGAACCAAGAGCAGTAACATTAGTACCTGTTTGATTATTATCTAAAGACGCTACACCTATAGCAGTGTTATTGCTACCAGTAGTGTTTTGCTGCATACATACACTACCAACAGCAGTATTTGAACCTCCAGTTGTATTATTTACCAAACAATTATTACCAACAGAAGTATTGTTACCACCTGTCGTATTATCCTCCAAAGCTGACATACCAACAGCAGTATTTTTAACACCAGTTGTGTTAGATGTAAGTGATGCATATCCAACACTAGTATTTCTTTCTCCTGTAGTATTTGCATCTGCTGAAGAATGACCAATAGCTACGTTTGAATGTCCAGTTGTGTTTTGTAATAAAGCATTTTGTCCTACGGCAGTATTGGCTGATCCAGTAGTATTAGATGACAATGCACTAGTACCTACCGCAGTATGCCCACCAACGCTTGTGTTTGATAATAAAGCGTTATAACCAACGGCAGTGCTATTTGATCCAGTTGTATTACTGTATAAAGCCTGAGAACCTACAGCCGTATTGCCTGCACCTGTCGTATTAAGTGTTAAAGCTAAATTTCCAATACCTGAATTATTTGTAGCTGTAGTATTAGCTCCTAAAGCTGCATATCCAACTGCTGTATTATTTGAAGCTGTAGTATTTGCATCTAAAGATCTAAAACCAATAGCTACATTATCACTACCAGTTGTGTTTAATGTTAATGCTTCAAATCCTACTGCTGTATTGTTATTAGCAGTTGTATTCTCACCTAAACTATCAAAACCGACAGCAACATTATTCGATCCAGTTGTGTTCTTAATTAATGAAGCCCAACCAAAAGCTGAATTTTGAATCCCTGTATTATTTGCACTTAATGATAGATATCCAAAACCTGAATTATAACTTCCAGTAGTACTAGCATCAAGAGCATACGCACCTACAGCGGTATTCTGAGTTCCAGTTGTATTTTGGTTTAAAGCTTGCCTTCCAATAGCTGTGTTATTAGAAGCTGTTGTATTACTACTTAAAGTACCCTGTCCTAACGCCGTGTTCGCCTCTCCAGTTGTGTTTGCTCCTATAGATTGATTACCAATAGCAGTGTTGTGACTAGCAGTAGTGTTTGCATCTAACGCAAGCGAACCTAAAGCTGTATTATTAGTTCCAGTTGTGTTTGCAAACAATGCATTATAACCAATACCAACATTGTTAGATGCTGTTGTATTGCGATGCAAAGCTAAACGACCTACAGCTACGTTCTGATTCCCAGTTGTATTGTCAGTTAAAGAAGCATCACCAACAGCTACATTATCATTGGCAGTTGTATTAGCGTCTAAAGCATAAGCCCCTACAGCTACGTTTTTACCACCAGTTGAGTTTGCTCCTATTGCGTCAAATCCTAAAGCTGTATTTCTTTCTCCAGTTGTATTAGCATCTAAAGCTAAAGAACCCACAGCTACGTTAGAAGCTCCAGTTGTGTTTGCTTGCATTGCGCCTTTACCAAGGGCAGTATTGTTACTTGCGCTAGTATTATTTAATAAAGCTGCACCACCTAACGCTACGTTATTTGCACCTATAGTATTGCTAAACATAGAGTGATAGCCCACTGATGTGTTGGTAGAGGCAGTTGTGTTTGCTCCTAACGCATCATCACCAATCGCAACATTTTCTGAACCAGTTGTATTTGCATCTAAAGCCGAAGATCCTACAGCAGTATTGTTTGCACCAGTTGTGTTTAATACTAAAGAGTTATAACCTACACCTGTGTTATTACTTGCAGTATTATTATTTAAAGACGCTCTACCCAAAGCAGTATTGTTATCTCCTGTGGTATTTGCAGATAATGTAAAAGATCCAACTGCGGTATTATGAGAGGCTACTGTATTTGCTCCAAGAGCATCATAACCAATAGCAGTGCAATCTTGCCCTACAGTGTGTGCATCTAAAGCTAAAGAACCTACAGCAGTGTTTTGAGTTCCAGTTGTGTTTGCTCCTAAAGAATAATATCCAACTGCTGTATTATTACTAGCAGTAGTGTTTGACAACAAAGCTAGAGAACCAACAGATACATTATTTGTACCAGTTGTGTTTGCAGTTAAAGATGCGTTACCAACTCCAGTATTATTCGCTGCTGTGTTTGCTCCTAATGCGGCTCTACCTAATGCAGTGTTATTATCCGCAGTTGTATTTGCATCTAAAGCCAGATACCCAACAGCTACATTATTTGTTCCAGTTGTATTTAATGCCATAGCACTTTTACCAACAGCAACATTATTAGAAGCTGTAGTATTACCAGATAAAGCAGCATGACCTAAAGCAGTGTTACTACTTCCAGTCGTGTTAGCATCTAAAGCAACACCACCTACAGCTACATTTTCGTCTCCAGTAGTAATAGCAGTACCAGCATCTTTACCGAATAATGAATTATCAGTTGCATCGGTTCCACTAAAGCTGTCTCCAGCGTTTGTACCAGCTACAGTGTTACCTTGTGCATCACTTGTTACACCACCTGCCGCAGCCCAGGATAAAGTACCAGAACCATTAGAAACTAATGCATAACCACTTACAGATGTATCTGTGGCTGGTAATGTCCAAATTACATTAGATGAAACTGTAGCAGGTGCTTTAAAACCAACATGATTTGATGAATCAGAATCTAAATATCTAATTTCTTTTTGTCCTGATACAGAGAAATGTTCTGAAGATGTCCATGAATCTGTAGCATTAAGCCAATTAAATGTTTTATCTGTAGCACCTTTTAATGTGATACCACCACCATCTGCTGTTGTATCTGATGGGGTAGAAACCTTGCCTATTTCTATGTTTTTGTCTTCTACAGTAAGTGTTGTCGTGTCTATAGTTGTAGTAGTTCCATTTACTGTGAAATTACCGCCTACTGTAAGATTCCCAGTTAATAGCCTGTTCGTATCAGGTATTGGCACATAATCAAGGGACTGCCATGCTGTTGATCCATCCCCTATTTTAAATTTTTTTGTATCTGACTCTATGCCCCATTCTCCAGCAAGTAATACTGTATTATTAGATGTCCAATTACTAGCCGTATCCCTTCTTTGCTTTTGTAAAGCATTTAATGTAATTGTCATACTTAAACAGAACTACCTGCATCTATTATATTAGTTCTAGCAGGTGATGAGCTACTTGTTAAGGCATCTAATATATATGATCTTGCTGTACTACCAGAATCCCCTGCATCAAATATTAAATCTCCAATATCAATAGGTACTGAAACAAGTTCTACCTCTACATTCCATTTGCTAGTTATGCCATCAGATATAGTTGGTGGGGTTGCATATAACCAGGCGAAATCAGTTACTAATGAAACAGGTGGTGTAGTATATCCACTCCATGTACTTGATGACAAAAAGAATATTTCAAAACTACCATTCTGACCATCATAATGTGTCCTAATAAGATTTACCTGCGTTTCTGTAAGATTATCAAATGTTAGCTGTAATGTTTGATTTATACGTCTATTGCCTCTTCTAAATCCTGTTGTTGCACCACTTGATGAAGCTTGTATAGCACTAGGATAATCACCCTGTGTATATAGTCTAGTTGTAGGAATGATTGCAGGGAAAGTAGCCATTATAAAGGTACGCTTATAAGTTCTATAGATGTACTATACCTATTTGGTGAAGATATACTAATTTGAAATGACTGTGCATATCTCCATTGGTAACTGCTACTACTAACAGGTGGTGTAGAGTAACCTGCCCATACTTGACTAGATAAATCAAAAGGCTCTATAGATCCGTTTTGTCCGTTGTAATGTGTTAATAAACTTTGTGCTTCTGTTTCTGTTAAGTATTCGTATGTAATTGTTAATCTTTGTACAACTCTTTTTGTACCTAATAAAAATCTAACATTACCACCACTTAAACCTTCATGCGTGTTTTGTGGGTAATCTCCATAAATCAAAGCTCTTGTTTCTGGTTCTAATGAGGGGAATGTTGTCATTGTAAAACGGTAAAAGTACCAGTAGTTATTTCTAAGGATATTTCAGATTTATCATTCGTATCTAGTGGAAAATGTACAGCTTCTATATTACTTACACCATCATTATCATAAGTAATACTAGTAACTTGATAATATTCAATTTCTGTTCTGTCATCACCAATACTATTTTTTCTTTGTAGTTGCAATTTTATAATATTTGTTGGTATTAAAGTTGTTGTTAAAAGTGGTGTAGAAAAACTTATATTATGTGTACTGTGCTTACGTCTTGCTAATTCATATTTTGCATACAATATTGCATGATTTACATCAGCACAAAAATCTGACATATCAAATTGTTCTGTGGGTGCATCTAATGCAGTTGAACTAAACCTGACACTAACTGTTTTACGTCTTGCAACTGCTGTAGGTACACATTCAGTATAAATACAATTAGCTATGAAATCTCTTCTTTCTTCTACGCTGAGATAACCTTTTTTAAATGTACCTTGAATAATATTAGCCTCTGTAAATGTTATTATAGGAGTTAGTGCAGTGGTATCTATTTGATTGCTTCCATTAATAGGTAATATTGGTGCAAATTGATATTTACCACCTACAGATAAAAAAGATAAAAAATAATAAGGTGAAGTTTTAGTAATAAAGTCAACAATATTTACAGCTTTAGATATTATGCCATTAAAAAACATACTGTTATTAGTACAAAATGTTGACAGGCTTTGTAAGTTAGATAACTCTACAGGTGCGACAATATTAGCTGTATTATTACCATCAATTTTTTTATATAACTTAAATAAGTGCATAGCTAAATCTATAAATTGATTGCTTGCACCCTGCGTATAACTAGAGCCTGATAAGCCTGCACTGTATAAATCTACTTTTACACCCTGTTCATAAAATATATATAGTTGTTTTGTTTCTGAAGGAAATGTACCAGCAGATGGTATATCAAACAAATTTCCTGATACAGCTAAAAATGTAATATCAGCAAAAGATGAATTATTGTTAGATGTATTTTGTACAACTAGGCTTGTACCTACTGTTGTTTCATCTTGCACTCCATCTAATGTTCCAGTACTTGCAGGGTTAGTAGAGATTGTTTGAGTATTTACTGAAACAAAAGTCCATTTATTTATAAATTTAGTTCTACCACTACTTACTGCATTTAAAGAATTAAGTTGACTTTGTGTATATGTACCAGCAGCGACAGTTGTAGAGTTAATTGGTGGAATAAGATTTCCACTAAAAAATTCTGCATTTAAATCCACAATAGTACCTGGGTTATTACCACCTAGTAAAGCTCCAGTACTAGTATTACGTCTTTGATTAAAACCAAATTCCATATCACTTACACCAATATAACTTTGGTAAGCTGTTGTAACATTATCACCAGTTTCTGCATCAAATACCTGTAATGACATTACAAAAGTAGTATTAGAAGTATCACCTGTCCCGAATGTTTTCGTCCTGATACCTTGAAAATCTTTACCTAAATCGGGTTCATTTTGTAAATATGTACCAGATGATGGCTTAAATAATTCATTTAAATATGTATAAATATCATTTCCGCAAAAAAGACCTGTACCACTGATAGGGCATGAATTAGGTGAGGATGCTAAAGATGCAGCAGTACTATAAATATGACTTAAGGTTATGGATGTATCATCTAAAAAACTTAATTTTGTAAGCCCTGTAAATGATCTAGATTTTGTAGGACTACTAATTATTTCACCTTGAGATATTACAAATAAAAGTTTTTGTACAAAACTAGAAGTACCTGCCTTTATCAGGCTTGGTTGCATCCAAACACCACCTATATCATTAACTCTTTTACCAAACACAATAGGTACAGTTTCACCTGTCTTTGCAATTTTTTGTGATACATCAAGATCAGAATTTGGTTTTTTAAAATTTTCTAAACTTTCATCTAATATTTGTGCGTCTTGCCCTACTTTTGATTTTCCCTGTGCTAAACCTGTAAAAACAGGCCGCATTTTCTGACCACCTGCAATAAAACTATACTTTCTTCCTGTCATTATTCGTACTCCTTAAACATTATGAAAGGTAATATTTCTGGTGGTACTGTAAATCTAGCAAATTTAAAAGTTTTAATTTTTTTACTTCCAGTTAAAATTGTATTATCAGCTAATTTATATACTCTTTTATCATTAATAATATAACCTGTTACATCTGTAACCTCTTGACCATCTTCTAAAATAGCTTTTATATTAACAGCAAAAACTTTATTATTCATGTTGCAATAAACCTACCCATTAAATCACTGCTAATACGTCTTGATGGTACTTGTGCTTTTTGTTTTGATATTGCAGGGCTAACAGTCCATGTAACAGTAGTATCATTTAATGATGCATTATCTATAGTACCTATAAATCTACAAATAAGACTTGCAGAATTACTAAATAAATCTTGTCCTATAGATTGTATATATAATGATGCAATTACAAGACGATCACCACCAATAGCTGTATCTGTAAGATCAACAATAGATGCAGTAGCAGCTAAATTTATCGTTAAATCACTTATACTTGCAGCTTCAGTAGATGCAAAACCAGATGCATCAAATGCTAAATAATTAAAATTAACACTTTGATCTATATCTGAATCTGCTGTAAGATTTTGTGCTGATTGATAAAAATTTTGATAAGCATTAGTAGGTAATCTTTTGCTACTACTATTTAGAACACTTGATTTATCAGCGTAATATTCTAAAAAAGTTAATATATCAAAATTAGCCATCTATCCTAAACCTAATGATCTCCTAGTTCTTAAATCAGATTGCAATAAAGTTAATGTTTGATCTATACCACTTTGTACAGCACTTGCTAAATCATTTGTGGTTATAAAATTAGTACCATCCATTTGCGTTACCGCACCTGTTGTAATATTTACATTTGGTGCTACATATCCACCTTCTGCGAATCTCGGCACTGCTGAAGAACCTCTATAACCTGCTAAATAGTTTTTACTAAATTGTGCAGCTTTTCGTGCAGGTATTACATATTCACTGCCTGCTTCACCTAAATAACCTAGTGTAGGACTTGTAACAACGCCACCTAAAGCCATTGGTGTGCCACCGTTAGAGCCACCACTATTATTACTTGATTGTCTCCTCATTCTTAAAAAGGATCTAAGCTTTGCGATTGCAGCACTTATAGTACTCATAAATGATCTTATTGGTGCGGTAGCTGCACTTATAGCAGCCCTAACTGCATTTGGTATTGCTTGAAATGCACTTTTTATTCCATCTACTGCACTTGTAAATGCATTTGTTACAAATTCTGCAAAGTTTGTAAATGGTTCTTTTAACCTCTCACCTATCATTTGCATCATAATAACAACACTTTCTTTAAATGTTGTAAAAAATTCACCAATAGCTGCTATTCCTTCGCCTATTTTATCTCTTGCTGCAAATACATGACCTGCAAGCGTACCTATAAGTTTACCTAAAGCTATTATTCCAACAACAACAGCACCGCCTATTAAGAATGGTGCAAAGGGTGCAGCTAAAGCAGTAACAGCAGGTATTATTCCAGCTATAACAGCACCAAATTTAATAGCAGCTATGGTTTTAAAACTAAATATAAGAGTCGCTAAAATAGGTGCTAGTGCTATTATCGCAGGTGCTAACAATGTAAATCCTAGTACTACACTTTGTACAGGTTTAGGTAATCCTTTTAAAAATTCACCTACTTTTGAAAAAAGCTCTACAGCAAGTTCTAATGCAGGCAATAATGCTTCAGTTAAAGAGAATTTTAAGAAATTAAACTTTTCTCCTAACTCTGCCATGCTGTCATTAAATGCCTCAATTCTGTCTGCAAAATCATCTGAAAAAGCTGAATCAAGCCCCATTATTCCCTCCTTACCCATATTTAACAAAGGTATAAGTTTCATCCCTTGACCGCCAAATATTGATCTAGCTATTTCTATACGATCAGTTGCACTAATAACATTATTTAAACCTTCTGCAACTTCAAAAAACAAATCATCAATTTCTTTTAATTGTGTTACACCTCTTTCGTTAATAAATTCTGGATTTATATTTAATCTTTCTAATGCGTCATATGCTATACCTTTATCATTAGTGAAATCCATCATATTTTCTGCGAATATTCCGAAAGATTTAGATACTTTTTTAAAATCAACACCCGCTAAATTTGCAGCTTGACGTAGCTTATCTAAGGTTTCTGCTGGTATATGTGTTTGTTCTGCTAATTTACCGAGTTCATCACCTAATGTAAGTGTATCGTTTACTAATTTACCCATACCAGCAATACCTATAGCAGGTGCTAAAGCTTTTAATGCTCCAAATGCCTGACTAGCTGCGCCTTTAAGTTTATTCATTGCACCAGCAGCATTATTAGATGAAGTTTTTAATCTATCTAAACCTTTTTCTAGACCACCAATTTGGTTTTGACCCTGTACCTGTGCTTTTATCGTATATGAGGTAGAAAGATCCATTTATTTATTATCTTTATTTAATGTTTCTACTATTTTAGCCTCTAATACCTGTAAGTCAGCAAGTATTTCCAAAGGTTTCTTAATTTTTTTCTTTTTTAGTTTAAATATAAAAGCAACAGCATTGTAATCAAGACCAAAAATAACACCTTGATCTATTCTCCATTGCGTTTGTATATCTGTAAATATTTTTATTGATTCCCAGTTAGAAGGTAGTACCTCAAATATTCTTTCTTCTTTTTTTTCTTCAACAGGTTTACCAAATAGGACTGCATCATCTTTATCTGTTTCATCAATAATACGATCACCGCACCAAAACAATGCAGCCCCTTCTAGTTTTTTACTTTTTGCTTAGAAACTTCTTCAAAATACTTTGTTACTAATAAATTAGCTAAACCAGCAATATCTAATACCTGCTTTTTAGTAGCTTTTGTAAATGGTACAGGATTATTCCCATCAGTAATACCATCCCATCCTACTAAAATTTCATCTGCTATTAATAAATCACTTATATCTGTACCATCAATTATGCCGTTATCTAATTCTTTTTTCTTTTGTTGTGCTTGTAAACCTATTTCATTAATTCTTGATTGTGGAATAATTTTAAATACAGCATCAAATGTTTCTTCTTTTTGTGTGCCACCATCACCAGGTGTATAAAAAACAATAGGATGTGTAAAAGTTGCTTCTTTTTTTAAAATAAACATAAATTTTATATAATCTCTTCTAGGGTATACCCTTTTCTATAACTGTGCAACTAAGTAAAAGCAAGCGAAAACTCATCTTGGCCTGCGTCTGAAGGTGTTGCGTAGAAGGGTAAGTTTAACATAGTGATTCCGTCAGAATCTTCATATGTAGGCTGTCCTAAGTCAGTTTGTGGACAAGATACAGTAACGATATTACCTGCACCACCAGAATGTACCCATGTGTTAGTACCAGTAGAAGTTCCTGTAGCAGTTGTAAAGAAGTTTTTACTAGATAATGCAACAGCTTCAATAACCATAGTTCCAGATGGTCTACGGTCTGTTATAAGTGCTTCTTTTGTACCGCCTACCAATTCTCTATAAATAACTTCATTTGCAAAATCTAGTTCCCATGATTGTAAAGCTGCTGAAAAACCAAATACAGAAAAACTAGATGTATTACCATTTTTAAATAAAACAGGATCAGGTTGTAGTGACTTTGTAACTGTAGGTAAAGCAGTATCAGTAGGTGTATTAAATATGCCCTGCATTTCAAAATTTATACGAGGTATTTCATTAACTGCACAACTTATAGAAAAAGTACCTCTAGCTCCTGTTACCTTATGCCTAACACCATCATAGTTAACATATAAAGTTACACTATCTTGTGTAGCTAATGTAGAAGGTGTATAAGTAACAGATGTAGATGATACTGTAGCAGCACTTAAACCACAGGCTTTTAGAATAGGATC